TGATGAAGATGATGATGAAGATGATGATGACGATGATGATGACGATGACGAAAAAGAAGATCTGAAAGAAAGAAAACCTAAGAAGCACAAGAAGTAACCGTTGAAACTTCTTTTTTTATAAATAAAAGTATGAAAACATTCAAAGAACTACGTGAGGCGAAGAAACCCAAAGGGAAGGTCGTCTACGATAAAAAGGTAAAGGGTATTCCTACCATGATCACAAAAGATCGTGGTAAGTATACTGCACATGTCGATGGTGACGAAGTAGATACTTTTCGTAAAGAGAAGGATGCTCGGGACGCTATCGACACACTTATCAAGGAACTGACATGAAACTTATAAGTGAATATGTAGAGAACGATATTCAATGTATCGTTGAAAAGAAAGACGATGGCAGTAAAAAGTATGTCATCGAAGGCGTGTTCGCACAAGCGGACAAAAAGAATCGTAACGGGCGTATTTACCCTAGACCTATCATGGAGAAGGCTGTTGGTAAATATGTCAGTGATCAAGTTAGCAAGAAACGCGCAGTCGGGGAGTTGAATCACCCCGAAGGTCCGACTGTTAACTTGGACAAAGTTTCTCATCTCATCACGGAACTCAAACTTGAGAACAATGATGTAGTGGGAAAGGCACAAGTATTGGAAACTCCGATGGGTAAGATTGTAGAAGGTCTTCTCGAAGGTGGTGTCCAACTAGGTGTGTCAACTCGTGGTATGGGTAGTCTTGAGCAAAAGAACGGCGCAATGTACGTCAAAGACGATTTTATTCTTAGTACGGTAGATATCGTACAAGATCCCTCAGCACCTGATGCATTTGTCAATGGAATTATGGAAGGTGTTGATTGGATCTGGAATAACGGTGTTCTGGAACCTCAAGTCATTGAAAGAATGGAGACTGAAATCAAAACTACTCCGAAGGCATTTCGACCAGAAGTGCAGATTCGAGAGTTTAAGAATTTCCTCTCGTTAATGAAATCAAAATTATAAGGAGTCAATATGACTGATACTCACCAAGAAGAAGCAGTCGAGAACGTAGAACTCCATGACGATGATATTAACGAAGTCGTGGAAGAAACTCTCGATGAGCGTTCTGAACCAAAAGGTGGCGGTAGTAAAGAGTCAGAACAAGAAGTCGAAGAACCTGAATCAGTAGATTCGGTGGAAAAGGCTGCTGACGCAACTACTAAAACCTCTTTGCCTAAAACCAAGGCAGGTATGTTGAATTCCATGTACAAGAAAATGGAGGGAATGAAGAAACATGACCTTCAAGCAATGTACAAGAAAATGGAAGGTATGCATAAAGAATATGCCGAGGGTGTTGAATCAGAAGAGTCTATCTCTGAGTTTAATGCTTCGGAAGAATTGGATGCTTTGGTTGAATCAGAAGCAACCTTGAGTGATGAGTTCAAGGCAAAAACCGCTGTTATCTTTGAGACTGCTGTTCGTACTAAACTTTCAGAAGAAGTTGATCGTTTGGAAGAACAGTATGCCGAAAATCTTTCGGAAGAAGTCGCGTCCGTTAAGGAAGACTTGGTCGAGAAGGTGGACAGTTACCTAAACTACGTGGTAGAAACTTGGATGGATGAGAACCGTCTGGCAGTCCAAAATGGTCTTCGCACCGAGATTGCTGAACAGTTCATGGACAAGATGAAAGATTTGTTTACCGAGTCTTACATCGAAGTTCCGGAGTCTAAGGTTGATTTGGTCGATGAACTTGCAGAACAAGTCGATGAGTTGGAAACTAAACTCAATGAACAGACTGGTGATGCGATTCGTTTGTCCGAAGAACTCGAAGAATACAAACGTGATGCGGTTATCGCAGAAGCGTGCCGTGACCTTGCAGATACGCAAGTTGAAAAACTGCGGAGCATGGTCGAAAATGTAGACTTCGAAGACCAAGAGACTTTCTCATCTAAAGTGGCTACAATTAAAGAATCTTTCTTCAAATCAGAAAGAAATTCCGTTCAAGAATCTGTGATTGACGAAGAACCTGAACAAGATAATGTTGAGGTGTCATCTGTCATGGAAAATTACTTGAATGTAATTAAGAAAACAACACCTAGACAGTAAAGGAAAAAAATATGCAATCTTACGACAATCTTATTGAAAAGTGGTCGCCGGTACTCAATGAAGAGTCAGCGGGTGACATTAAAGATTATCACAGAAAGGCAGTTACCGCTGCCGTCTTGGAAAACCAAGAAAACGCACTTCAAGAACAACGCGCACAAGAACGTGGTTTCTTGAGTGAAGACGCACCTGCGGGCGCTAACACTGGTTCAATCGGCACATGGGATCCTATTCTGATCTCTTTGGTTCGCCGTGCTATGCCTAACATGATCGCTTATGACGTGTGTGGTGTGCAACCAATGTCAGGTCCGACTGGTTTGATCTTCGCTATGCGTTCACGTTATGGCGCAGGTGATGTCTCATCTCGCGAAGCACTGTTCAACGAAGCAGAAACTCAGTTCTCGGGTGACAGTTCAGGTACACACGATTCAGACAATGTGTCTGGTTTCGCTGGTATTGACCCTGACGCAGACTCAGCTGATGACTTGCGTTCTACTGACATCTTTGCAGGTGGTATGCCTACCGAAGACGCAGAAGCACTGGGTACATCAGGTGGTTCAGCGTTCCAAGAAATGGGTTTCACCATCGAGAAAGCAACCGTAACAGCGCGTTCACGTGCGTTGAAGGCGGAATACTCACTTGAACTCGCACAAGATTTGAAGGCGATCCACGGGTTGGACGCTGAGACAGAATTGTCAAACATTCTGTCAACCGAAATCTTGGCAGAGATCAACCGTGAAGTGATCCGTACTATTAACTCACAAGCTAAGACTGGTTGCTTGCAACCAAACGTGACCAAACAAGGTATCTTCAACCTGAGTTCAGACGCTGATGGCCGTTGGTCAGCAGAGAAGTTCAAAGGGTTGGTGGTCCAGTTGGATCGCGAAGCAAACGTTATCGCCAAAGAAACACGCCGTGGTAAGGGTAATGTGATCATCTGTTCATCAGATGTTGCGACTGCCTTGGCTGCTTCTGGTATGTTGGATTATTCACCTGCTATGGCTACAAACCTGCAGGTCGATGACACTGGTAACACATTTGCTGGTACTTTGAACGGTCGTGTGCGTGTCTACATTGACCCATATGCACAAGCGGACTATGTCACAGTCGGATACAAGGGTACTAACCCATTCGACTCAGGCGTGTTCTATTGCCCGTATGTGCCGTTGCAAATGGTTAAGGCTGTTGCGGAAGATTCCTTCCAGCCACGTATCGGGTTCAAGACTCGTTATGGTATGGCTTCAAACCCATTTGTGGGTGCTACACCTGCTGATGGTTTGGCTGCTGCCAAGTCTAACCAGTACTATCGTATCTTCCGTGTGGACAACATCCTTACATAAGAGATACTATAACAAGAGTAGGGTTACACCTACCGATGTTAAGAGGGGAGTCTTCGGACTCCCCTTTTTTTATGACCAAAAATCATCAAGTGATGACGATCCTTGTTCTTCATAGTTCCAAAGTAGTAACTCTTTTCGATTGTGTTCGTCTTCACGATATTTCTGACCCGAGTGCATGGTGTAGGTCAAATCCCACTCTAGTTGATTCCAATCATGATATGCGTTCCTGAGCGTCTCATTGGAGTTGTAGGTAATCATAACCATACTCTCACATGAATCCATATCATCATGGAACCGTTTGTGACAGAAGCTGTCGTGCATGTCACCGTTGTTACCATAGATAAAAGAGTTGATGTCATAGGGCGGGTCAGCGAATACAAAGGTGCTCTTATCACCGCCTAGTAAGTCTGAGTAGTCTGTGTTGGTTATTTTCCAATTTTTAATGACATGAGAGTACTTTAATAACCTCAAAATTTGACTGTGCGTAAATAAATCATTGACAGAGTCTTTGCTGAATGAACCAGTAGACTCACCAAGTCCGGAAAAAGAGCATCGGTTCATGATATAAAACTGCCATGCAATCTCAAATGGATCTTCTGCAGTTGATAGACCCTCACGTAAAACATGATAATAATCTAAATGAGATTGAAGCGGATCCCGATTATTCATTAAATCGTCTTTAACCTCAATCAGTTTTTGAACTAGTTTGTCCGAAGAACCTTGGAGGGTTTTCCAAAAACAATACAGATTATAGTATTTGTCATTGACCCACACCGGAACATCAGGATATCGGATACTGAATGCAATTGCACAACTACCCCCACCTAAAAAAGGTTCGCGATATTCTTTAACGTCATTGACCGGCATCTTTTCGCGAGAAAAAAGAAACTTAGTGGCTCTGGATTTGCCTCCGGGATACCTTAAGGGTGTTTTTAGATCTTTGAACATATCGATTATTATACATAAGAAAACACCGTTTGTCAAGAGGTATAAATAGAAGAGATACTACAGGAGACTGAGATGTCTACAACACTAACGGATAACAAAAACTTTCTGCAACC